TTGTCGTATCCGCGTCAGCAACGGATCTCGCTTGAGGAAGCCAAACAACTAGCTCGTCGCCGAGAGCGGCTCGGCTGGGATCTCACCCAGCTGGCTCGCCGTGCCGGCCTGTCCCGCCCCGTCGTCGCCGACTCCGAGTGCGGCGCCTATCCCTACACCGTCGTCGTCTACCCCAAAATTCTTGCCGCCCTGGAAGCGGGCGAACGCGAGCTCGTTGAGCGCGCCCGGCAGATCGAGGCCGAGGCGCAATCTCGTGCTGCCTCGTCACCCACCGCGCGCGCCCGCGTGGCGGCGGGAAAGGGGTGATAAGCGCGCCCACGAGAGGTGCAAAGTCCGCTCGCTCATCTGTTCGCATGCACGGCATCAAGGGGGAGAGACATGGACCGCGAGACTGAGCTGTTCGACTTCGCCAAAAGCTTGCTGTTCATCAGCTTCGAGAACGTACGCGGCCCTGCGCACGTCCGCCAGGAGGCGCATTGCCACGATTGCGACTTCCAAGGGCCGGTCAGCACGACCGTGGCTAGGTGCCCGCGGTGCGGCTGTACGGACCTCGATTGGATCGACGACACGGCGGAGGCATTCTAGCCATGCGTCCGCGTGCTGGCGACATCGTGAAGCTCCGGTACGACCGTGAGCCGACGCGCTGGCAAGTCGTCTGGATGGAGCGGATCAGCAGCACCGGCTACACCGTGCCCGATGCCGAGTGGTGGCTGCACCTTCAGCAAGCCGACTACGACGACGTCTGCATACGGGTGACCCTGCCCGAGACGATGGTCGAGGTTGTGCATCCTGTTCGGCGGCCGTCCATCTGATGGACAACCTCAGGCTCGCCGAGCTCCTGTACCCGCACGGCTGCACATGCCGTCATTACAACGACGACCGCTGCGACTGGTGCCGGGTCGTGCAGCACGGCCCGGACGACCACGAGTACGACGAGCTCAGCCGCATGTTCGAGTGGCGCGACCAGGATTTCTTCTATCGCCAGCATGCGCCGGGGACATTCTGACCATGCCTGAGTGGGACCACGACGATTGGGAGCACGTCCAAAGCGCGAGCATGTGGCCGTGCGTCTCGGTGTTGATCGTGATGGCCGCGATCGCATACCTGCTTGTCCGGCTAGTGTGGCGATAAACGGGGGGAGTCGACAATGGGACGCATCAACGAATTCGGCGTTGACGAGGACTACGAGGCCATGTGGGCCGACCTCGCTGGCCCGGATCCGGACGAGCTCGACGACGGCGAGCCGGAGGCGGACGAGGATGACGGCCTCTAGCCTCTGGGCGCGGTTTCTCGACGACGAGGAGCTCGTGCCGCTCAAGCTTGCGATCCTCACCGCGGTGATTTTCGCCGGCATGGTGCGGTGGTGACCGTGCGTCGCACGTTCGGAATGGTCGTCGGCGCCGGGTGTGGGTTCCTCGTGGCGTTCGTGGCGGGCGGGATTGTGGGGTTCTCGATGGCCGGGCAGCCGGCGCAGGACGGGTCGCAGAGCTCCATGATCCTCCCGCCCGCAGTACGGGGCATGTTACAGGAAAGCTGCAACGAGTATGCTGCCGCGGCCTCGGCGTGGCGGAGCACCAGGCAGCCCACGGCGTGGATCCAGCGCGCCTCGGACGACGTCGCCCACGAGTACGACCGCCTGCAGGCGATCACGTGCGGCCTCGCGGTTGCGGGAGACCGGCCGTGATCGTCGTGACGATCGCGGTGATGCTGTTCCACCTGGTCGGTTGGGGGCTCTGTCGAGCCGTAGCCCGCGGCGACCTCGTGGGCATGGCCGCGGACAGCGGGATCGGGCCCGATGAATAAGCTCGCGCCGGCGCCGGACCGGCTCGGGGAGTGGATCCAGGAGCACGGCAAGCTGCTCTGGGCCCTGCGGCAGGCCAAGGCCGGCCAGGACGCCATCATGACCACGCTCGAGGAGCACCCGGAGCGGATGCCGGTGTACGAACACGCCATGTACTACACGCGCAAGAAGCAGCGCGACCTGATCCTGCACGCCGTGAATGGTGGCGGCTTGCGGATCATCCAAGGGGGAGAGCGACATGGCCACGACTGAGAAGACGGGACCGCCTGCGGCGGCTGCGGCAACGAGCGAGGCGCAGATCCTCGAGCACGTCTTGATCAACGGCGACCTGTCGGCGCTCGACGACAAGCAGCGGCTCGCGTACTACGAGCGCGTCTGTCAATCGCTCGGACTCAATCCGTTGACCAAGCCGTTTGACTACCTGCACCTTGGTGACGGCAGAGGCGGCAAGAAGCTGATCCTGTACGCCAAGCGCGATTGCACGGATCAGCTGCGGCGGATCCACAGTATCAGCATCACTGAGTTGTCCGCGGACATTCACGACGGCATCTACCTCGTACGCGCGAAGGCCCAGGATAGTAGTGGTCGCATCGACACGAGCACGGGCGCCGTACCGATCGGCGGGCTCAAGGGCGACGCCTTGGCGAACGCGATGATGAAGGCCGAGACCAAAGCGAAGCGGCGCGTGACCTTGTCGATCGCCGGGCTCGGCTGGCTCGACGAGACCGAGACGGAGACGATCACCGAAACGCCGGCGGCGGCGCTGGCCACCGACGCGCAGCGGAAGCGGATCGGCGACCTGTGGACCCAGCGCCACCACCTCGAGCCCTGGCTGTTCCGCGTCTGGCTCGAGCTCCGCTACCATGTGACCAGCGGCGCGCAGCTGACGTCGGAGCAAGCGGACGACGTGATCACGTCGCTCGAGGTGACGCCGACCACTATGCTGCGCGAGCTCGCGGCGAAGGCCCATCATGAGACGAAGCTCGATCGCGCTCAGCGGGACGCCGGCCTGGACGGTCCGGCGACAGCCAGGTTAGCCCAGAAGATGTTCAACGAGGCCGACGTCGAGCGGTTGTCCCAGGAGCAGCTGGACGAGCTGATCGCCGAGATCGAGGGCATGGCGCAGACGACCGTTGCGCAGGCCAAGGAGAGCCGTCGATGAGCGCCGTCGAGAAGCTGCCCAGCATGTACGAGCTCAGCCAGGAGTGGCGCGAGGTGCTCGACGCGCTTGAGGCGTCCCAGGGCGAGGTCACGGACGAGCTCCAGCAGCGCCTCCAGGAGCTCGAGGCGCGCACAATCCAGAAGATCGACGGCTGCGGCTGGGTGCTCACGCGCCTGGCGGGCGAAGCCGCGATGTTCACCGAGCGCGCCACCGTGCTGCGGCAGAAGGCTACGGCGCGCGTGCAGGCCGCGGATCGTCTCAAGCAACGCCTGGCCGACTTCCTCCAGAGCCGCGATCTCACATCGATCAAGGGCGAGGAGTTTCAGGTGTCCCTCCGCCACTCGGAGGCCGTCGTCGTCGAGTGTCCCACCGGCGCCTTGCCGGTCGACTACTTGACGATCCCGGAGCCCGTACCGAACAAGCCCGAGCTCAAGCGCGCGCTCAAGGCCGGCGAGACGATCCCCGGCGTCAGGCTCGAATCACGGCCATATGTGGTGCTCCGGTGACGACCGCGACCAAAACCACCTGGATGCGGCGGGAGATCGCGGGCGGGGCGGGTACATGCCGGCGCTGCCAGCGCGAGCTCGCCCAGGTGTCGCGGTTCTTCTACGAGTCCCAGGGCGGCCAGCGCATCTGCCCACTGTGCTACTGGCGCCGCAAAGAGAGCACGACGCCCCAGCGATGACCGTGACGGAGCGGCGTTACCGGTGCCCAACGTGCGGCGTGCTGCGGTTCCTGTTCCGCCGGGAGACCGACTGGCCGGCCGCCGTGCGGTGCCCGTTCTGCCGCGGGGTCATGGTCGAGGATGAGGATCGGGAGGTGAGAGCCGAAAGGCCAGGGACGCAGGCGGGATAGCCGGAGGGGCCAGCATGCGGTGCCGGGGTGCTGGCCCCGTTTCTCTGGCCTTCTGCGAATCGAACGAACCACGAGCAATGATTGGATGAACAGGTTTTGCACAGCTTCTGCACAGCGGCACGACGACACACGTTCGGGGGAAGGGGTGATCCTGTGTCATCGCATCTCGCAACGATCCCCGCTCGCGCACTCGATGATTCGCGCCTGTCACACCAAGCACTCAAGGTGCTCTGCACCATTGCGACCTACAGCGACCGCAAAGGCTTCTGTTGGCCGTCTATGAAAACCCTCGCTGCCCGGCTCCGCGTGAGTCGCCCTACCGTCGTTGAGCACGTCGGCAAGCTCATCGAGTTTGGATACCTGGCGCGCACGTATCGACGCCGCGAGGACGGTGGCTCGACGTCGTCGATGCTCCGCGTGCTCTATGATGGCGAGCTCGCCCCCGAGCACGATTCCCATCCGGCCGACCCCGAGGACCATCACGGCGACCCCGTGGACACCCTCACCCATCAGGTGGTGGACGACCTCGAACACTGCCCGACACTCCCTGTAGGCCCTGCGCCTACGGGGGGAGTAGGTCCTGGACCTACGGGGCGGGTAGGTCCATCGGCCGACACCAAGAACGTATTGCAGTTAACGGATCCAAAAGAACGGAAAAACGGGGGGGATACGGGGGGGCCCCGGCCCCCCGCATCACCCCCCAAGCCCCCCCATCCTGATCAGGAAGCACTTCCAGGACTGCAGGACCAAGCGCTTTCCCCCCCTCAGTCCCCCCCACGGGTTGAGCGCGGTCCGGGCGGCTATCGGGTCGCGCCGGACCTGATGGCCTACTGGCGCCGGCAATATCCGCTCGTCGATCTTCCTCGGGCGCTGGACCGAGCCTACGCCTACGACCGCGACAAACGGGCGAACACAGGCCGCTGGCACTGGACGGACCTCGCCGCCGGGTTGCGGAATTGGCTGGCTCGGGACCAGCTCAGGCGATCCCGCACGAACGGGCATCTCGCCGCCGCGCCGCCTCCGCCGCCTGAGGAAACTTGGGAGGAGCGGCGCCGCCGAAGGATCCCGATATGAAACTCGACTTCGACGCCCTCATCCAGCGGATCCGCGACCTCGAGGCGGAGCAGGCATTGTTGGGCTGTCTCCTGGTCCGGCCCGAGCTGATCCAGGACGTGACGGTGGCTGAGGACGCGTTCGCGTCGCCGGCGCACCAGCTCGTCTACCGCGCGCTGCACGCACTCGGCGTACGCGCGGATCCCGTGACCGTGATGGCGCAGCTGCGGGATTGGGGCAAGGCGCAGGATCTCTCGCCGACCTTGCTCGTGAACGCGATCGCAATGCCGGCGTCCGTCGAGAACTGGCGTTACTACGAAGCGCGGATCCGGACGCTTTGGCAGTGGCGGCGGTTCGCCGAGTGCTGGTGGCACATCGCCGGCGGCATCGGCGATGGCGATCGCTCGCCCGACGAGTACGCGGAGTACGCGCGCGCGCAGCTGCGCCGGCTCGAGCTGGCCACCACCGACGCGACGTTTTCAGACGAATTGCGGACCGTGCTTGAGCAGTACGGCGATCCGCAGCAGGCGCTGCGCACGATCCCGTTCGGCCTCCCCAGGATCGACGACGCGATCGCCGGCCAGCAGCCGGGCGAGCTGATCGTCCTCGCCGCGGCACCCGGCATGGGCAAGAGCACGCTCGCGACGCACCTGTGTGAGCAGGCGGCCAAGGTCGGGCCGTGTCTGTTGGCGTCGAACGAGATGCGCCGGCGCGACTACACGATCCGCATGCTCGTACGCCGCACCATGATCCCGCAGCGCCGGTTCCGCGGGCAGCGGCTCGACGATCGCGACTACGAGGAGCTCGTCACCGCGGCCGGCGAGCTCGCGACCTGGCCCATCACGCTGTCGGAGAACTGCCGCACGATCGACCAGTTCCGTACCGCGATGGCGCGCGTGCGCGCGGACCACGGCACGCTCGTGTGGGCCGCGCTCGACTGGATCCAAATGCTCAAGCACGACGCGCGGCTCCGGCGCACGGAGCAGCTCGACATGGCGATGGCGGAGCTCAAGGAGCTCGCGATCGAGTACGCGATCCCGATCGTGGTCGTGGCACAGCTGGCGAAAGCGGAGTGGAACCAGGAAGCGACGCTCGCGTCGTTGCGGGACAGCGGCATGATCGGCGCCGCGGCGGATATCGCGATCTTCATCGAGTCGTTCCCGCCGCGGGAGGCGCCGCACCACCGGGACTATCTCGCCCGCCGGCTCGTGATGCACAAGGCGCGCCAGGGCGGCACGGACGAGGCGACGCAGGACGTCTGGTTCGATGGCGCGCATGCGCGTTTCTACCCCATGACGCCCGCGGAGGCGTCCGTATGAGCCTCAATCCGCGCTGGGCCGAGCCGCAAGAATCGTGGTTGCCGGCGATTAGCCCGCATATCGCCTGGCTCGTCGATCGCCACGTCTATGCGGGTGTGATGGACGTGCGCTGGGAAGAGGTGAGTGCCTGGATCGTTGACGAGGGCGTGCCCCTGAGTTGCCGTGTGTGCCGCGCCGATAGGCAGGTGTCGCTGCGGCGCCACAGCCTGGTCGGACTGGCGGGCATTTACCTCGCGCAGTGTCCGCGGTGCCGCACGGTGTATTTTCGACTCGATCCGGTGCGGCGATGACGACCAAGCTGTCGCCGGCGCAGTATCGCGATCGGCTCGTTGAGATGTTGATCGACGAGATCCTGGACCATCATGCTACCCAACTGCAACGGCCAGAGCGTGAAGTGCGATTCATGCGCGATCGGAAATGGCAGTTCGATTATGCGTGGGTATCGCGCATGGTCGCGCTCGAGCTCGAGGGCTTTGGCCGGCATCAGCTGATGTATAGCGGCTTCGAGCGCGATTGCTGGAAGTACTCGTGGGCCGCGGCACTCGGCTGGAAAGTCGTGCGCCTCACCTACGCGATGCTCGAGAAAGATCCGGAGCAAGCGCGCGCACTCGTAGAGGCCGCCCTTGGAGTATGAGCCGCGCGCCTATCGCGATGATCCGCCGGCGGGCAGCCCCGCGGCGCTCCGGCTGGCGCTCGGCGCCATCAATCGCGCGATCGCGGGCGCGCGCGTCATGGGCCGCGATGCCGACGTCGAGCGGCTCAAACGCCGGCGCAAGGAGGTAAGCGCACAGCTCTGGTCACTGACCCATCCGCACAAGGAGGGCAAGAGCGAGTCGTCTCTAACCTACGCAATACTGTGCTATGACACGTCACAGCCGAGAAAGGGGAGTGGTCGCCGTGAAACCTGAGGATATCATCCCCAGGCCCCAATGTGGGCATGCAATGACCAACGTCGTGCGCCTGCAACAACGGCTGAAGGACGCGATTGGTGATGATGGATTGTGCTACGGGATCGCGTGTGAGGCCATCGAAGCCCTCCGCCGCGCCCAGGCCGAGAACGCCGACCTTCGGAAGCACCTGGATGACCCCACAGGCACCGACCTGCACTATCGGGCGCAGATTCGAGTGCGGCAGGACAAGATCCGCACGCTCACGGAGCGCCTGAAGGCCGCCGAGGCAGCGCGGAGGCGAGCTGCTGCTGGGAACGACAAACGCTCCGACGCTCCACCTCGCGCCGGGGAATGAGGTACATGCCCCTGAGACCATCGCCGCCGCCGACGAGGCGCGCGCGCAGATGGTTTCGCGCAATCAACGACAGCACCGCCTGCCGTGAGATCCCCAGCAGGCGGGCCGCCTGCGTGACGGTGAGGCTAGTGCTCACGACAGCGCGACGATGCAGTAGCCGGACGCCTGGTAGGTCCCATAGAGGTGCGCGGGCGTTCCTCGCCGCCGCCCCTGGGCGTGCCGCTCTGCCTCCGTCTCGGCGTCGTCGCGCTCGACGACCCCGACAAATGTCTCCGCGACACCGTCAGGTGTGTAATACAGGTTGCACATCTCGTCCGTGGATCTCGCCCTCTTGTCCGTGGATCTCGTCGGGATGTTCATTGATCTGCCCCCCATCCATGCGTTTGCGCCTCCACGATGCGATACGTCCCATGTTTCCACTCGTCGTCGAGGCAGCGTAACGCCTCGATGGCTCGCTCCGCCTCGCGTGTCGAATTCGCAGTCAACAGTATCGCCCGGCGTATACCACTCGCGGGTCGACTCATATTGGACCTCAACCCGATATCGGATATTCATTGTGATCCTCCCTCCGTCATCCATGTGTCTGTCGAGAGCACTGTACCATGGGATGTTGCCAGATGGCAATAGGGAATCTTTGTTCGGGGATCAACGCTGGGCAGCGCGGGAGCAGCCATGAGCGACTGGACCCCTGAACCGCGATGACCGCCCGCGAGTACGCGAACACGCTCATCCGCGCCTTCGAAGGTTGCCGACTCGAGGCCTATCAGGACCCGGGCGGCGTCTGGACGATCGGCTGGGGCGAGACCGCCGGCGGTATCCACGAAGGATTGATCTGGACCCAAGAACAGGCCGACACGACCTTAGCGCTACGCATCGCCACCCCGGAAACGGAAGTCCGCTCCTCCATCTCGTCGCTCGTCCCCGTGACCGACGCCATGATCGGCGCGCTCATCTCGTTCGGCTACAATGTCGGCGCCGGAGCGGAGCACACGAGCACACTCCTGCATCTGCTCAACACCGGCGACTATCTCGGCGCTGTGGGCCAATTCCGGTTGTGGGTCCATCAAGATACTGAGGTCCTGCCCGGACTTGTACGCCGGCGTAACGCCGAAGCACTGTGCTTTTTCACGGGCGTGGTCCACGCCTGGCGGGCGGCGCGGGAGGAATCAGTGATCGAGTAGTGAACAACTGTTGCCTCGTATGCCGCGGCCTGGTGGCACTCCGCAGAATCTCAAGCCCTGGCGCAAAGGCCAATCAGGAAATCCGAAAGGGCGACCGAAGTTGCCGCGGCGGGAGTGGCTCGAGTCGATCGAACCGCAGCTGCAGCAGCTCTTCGAGCGGATTATCGGAAGTGGCAAGATTAAAATGGCGACCCGGGCTCGAATCGCGATGTTCCTGGACGACAAACTGCACGGCAAGGCGAACGAGACGATCGATCTCAAGGGCGGGCCGATCACGATTCAGGTGACGGACGCGATGGGAAAGCGGTTCGAGGAGGCCGACCGGCACGATGGGTAGCCTCGAGCGCATGCTACGTCGGCAGCAGCCGCCGAAACAGGTGCGCAAGCCCGACGACTTCCAGCGGTGGATTCTTAGCCACCTCGATCGGCGCGAGGGCGCCGTCCCCGACATTGTGCCGCGGCCATTGGGCGATATTATCAAGGAGCTCGGCGTGCTCTATGACATCCTGCTCGCGCTCGTCGAGACGAATGCCGAGTTCGATCCGGAGAAGAACGCTCGCATCATGGACCGGTATGACAGCCTGGTCAACGAGTTTCGCGCCAGCTGGGCGTACGCGCGGCGCCGCGGGATCTCGCTCCATGGGCTTACGGCCGAGATCCAGCGGGCGGGGCTGCCGGTGCCGTGGTAAGCCAGCGCGCGAAGCTTGAGCAGCTCCTCACGGCCATCGCTGCCTATCACCAGCGGCTCGTCGAGATGATCGATGCCGGCGGGCCGCACGCACGCATGGTGGCGCGCATCACGATCGGGCTGCCGGAGTGGATCCAGCTGCGCGATACGGTGGCGCGCGTCGCGCCTCGGCCGAAATCCGACGCGCGTCGGAAACGGCCGGCATGAGCGATCGCTCATGAGTGATACTGCGGTGTTTCCGCTAGGCCTTGTCAGATGCGGGCTAGCGCACGATCTTTGTTTGCTTACTAGTCTCTTCCCGAAAAGAACGCGCAAAAGCTCGCGGCACACTATGACCTTGACGCGATCCGCCACCAGTGGATCGAGATGTGGGAGCCCGGCAGCGTGATCAAGGTCTATCCCAAGTGAGCGATCGCGCGTGACGCAGCTCGTCTCCTTCACGAACGGTCTCGTGATGACGCCGAAGCAGGAGCAGTTCGTCCTCACCAAATCCGCGTTTCCGTTCCTTGGCGGCGGGATCCGTGCCGGTAAGACGACGGCACTCTGCTGGCGGGGATATCTGTACTCGCTTCTGTATCCAGGCAACCGCGGGCTCCTCGGCCGCTACACGCTCACGGAATCCAAGGACACGCTGCTCCGTGAGTGGCGGAAGTGCATCCCCGAGGGCATGTACGAGATCGCGTCGGACGAAGGCGGCTGGATCATCACGGTGCGGACCAAGGGCGCGCCGTCGACGATCGAAATCCGGCCCCTCAGCGACTGGCAGCGGTTTGGGAGCGCGGAGTACGGCTGGTTCGGCATTTGCCAGGCGAACGATCAGCACATCACGCGCGACCTGTGGCGCTGGCTCACGGGGCGACTCACGTGGAAGCTGCCGAATGGCCGCCATCCCGAGTACACGGGCTTTGCCGAGGCGAACTCGGGGTCGCAGTGGATCATCGACACCTGGGGGCCGGGCGATCTGCGCGACCACAACGAGCCCGGCTATGAGGCGATCGAGATCTCGATGTTCGACAACGCGCCGAACCTGCCGGCCGAGTTCGTGGAATCGATGCGGACGAAACCGGAGTGGTGGAAGCAGTACTTCTTGTACATGTGCTGGAAACCGCTCACCGAGTTCGCCGGCACGCCAGTGTTCAAGGGCTACTTCAACCTCGATTTCCACGTCGCACAGCAGGACCTTGAGCCGTGGCCCGGCTGGCCCATTATCCGCGGATGGGATCTGCCGGGGCTGATCGGCACCGTCTGGTTCCAGCTCTCCAGGAGCGGCACCGAGTGTCAGGTGCTCCATGAATCGCTTGCCCGCGACGGCGAGGCAATCCAAGACGTCAAGCAGGCCGTGCTCGCGACGTCGCAGCTGCTGTACCCCGGCTTCAGCATGACCGACTACGCGGACCCGGCGGCGTGGACCAAGAGCCCGACCGATCAGCGGTCGTGTCAGGAGCTCTTGAAGCCCGAGATCCATCTCATCCCGGGCGAGCCGTCGGCTAGTCGGCGCCTGGAAGCAGCGCGAAAGTGGCTGACGCGCACAAACGCCGGCCGGCCGGCGCTCCGAATCGACCATCGGTGCCAGTACATGGTCGGCGGCTTCGCGGGCGGCTACGCGTGGAAGCAGATCGCGGGCAAGACCGTGCTCGAGCCGCAGAAGAACGTGTACAGCCACGTGATCGACGCGTTCCTGCACGGCCTGGCGGCCATGACCGTGAACGACATGACGCCGGCGGAGCTCCGGCGCGCGATGGGCCCGGCCGGGCCGCTCATCCCGAACGAACAGGACTTCGCGCCCGTGCGGCGAACAACCGGCGCCGTGTTTCGACACGCCCCTCGAGGCCGGTACGTCTCATGAGGAACCCTTCGTGATCGATCGCGCGAAGGCGGCGCTCGGGATCGGCGCCAAGAAGCCCGCATTGACGACGGCGCCCGAAGTTGTCACGATCGAGTCTGAGGCGCCGTCGGCACCGTACCGCGGCGGCTTCGGCAAGCGCCTGTCGGTCTATGCGGATCCGGACTCGCCTGTGCCGGCGCCAAAAGACGCGCTGTTGCAGAAGCTCGTCTGCTGGAGCGCGGACCCCATCCCCTATCCCATCGTGCAGCTCGACTGCGACGGCCACGAGGTCGATATCGTGCTGACCAACGATGGGATCGCGTACATCCACCGGCCGACGCTCGAGGAGCACCGGCAGATCCGTGAGGCGCCGGACACGATCGGGCACGGTGGCCGCGGCCGGTTCGTGCCGTGGGCGCAGATCAGCAAGGTCGAGGTAACCCCGTGAGCGATCGCGCATGAGCACGCCCCCGCCCAATCCGCAGCCGCCCTGCCGCGTCCGCGTGATCATGCTGTGCAAGCCGAATGAGCACGGCACGCTCGTGGTGCCGCGCCAGCATCAAGAGATCAACGACGAGATCGCACAGATGGAGAACGACGGCTGGCTCGTGGTGAACGTCGACCAGGCCCGCGTGGTGCTGCAGCGGCCGATGGAGATCCGACCGGCCATCAAGACGCTCGCCGTACCGATGCGCACACAATGACGCCGACGCCGACGCAGGAGGCGGGACCGGCCGACGTCGCGAGTGCGCCACCGGCGCCCGGTCGGCTCGCGTCCCGTCTCCTGCAGGTGGTCACGCGCATGCAGCATTGGCAGCTGATCGGCACCGTGTCTGAACCCAGCGCGTTCGACCGCGACGTCGCGATCGCCATCATCGAACTCACCCAGGCGGTACTCACCCTTGCCAGCACGAGCGGTCAGTCTCCAGAAGTACACCAGTCCTGAGAACACCCCCGACAGCCGCACGGCGATCAGCGGCCGCGACGGCCGCGATCTCGTGGAGAATCCGCGGCACCGCCGGCTCGTCGATCACTGCCGGCGCTTGATCGATCTCTCCGAGCAAACGATCGCGGCGCGGTGGTCGCAGTGGCAGGAGATCGACAAGCGGCTCCGGTGCTACGTCGACCCCACGGAGGTCGACGATCTCACTGGCCGGCAGCTCAGGCCGCACGACGTCAAGGTCACCCTTCCCATCAGCTACGCGATCCACCAGAACCAGACGGCGTACACGTACACCCTCCTCACCAGCCAGACGCCGATGATGCCCGTGGAGGCGCGCAAGCCCGACGAGCTGATGGCGGCGCAGCTCATGGAGGAAGTGCTCGACTACGATCTCGATCAGGACAACGGGCGCCTGAAGCTGTACAACTACATCCACGACATCACGAAGTACGGGCTCGGCGCCGTGCAGGACGAATGGTGCGAGTCCTACCAGACGCGCACGGTGCGCGAGGACGAGCCGGTCGAGTTCTTCGGCATGACGATGTCGCGCCAGCGCGTGTACCGCAAGCAGGTGCGCGTCCGGAACGGCAACACGACCTGGAACATCGACCCCTACATGTACATCTTCGATCCCCGCCAGCCCGCCGGGCTCGTCCAGCGCGGCGACTACACGGGGTACGCCTGGTTCCGGTCGTGGCAGGAGCTCAAGCAGGGCGAGCTCGACGGCACCTACCAGAACGTCGATTACATCGAGCCGTGGGCGCGCGAGCGCGCGGGGTCCGCGTTTCAGACATCGGTCCGCTACGACACGCTCGGGTTCCCGGCGACCTGGGACCAATCGCTCGGCGAGGACGACCGCGGGTACGTGATGGGACATACGCTCTGGGTCCGGATCCGGCCGACCGACTTCGACCTCGGCCCGGGCTCGGAGCCGGAGATCTGGGTCGTCACGCTCGCCAACTACACGACGGCGATCCGGTGCGAGCGCTGGGACTACGACTACGGCGAGCACCCGGTCTCGGTCGGCGAGTACCACTTCGACGGCTACTCGCCGTTCAACCAGGGCGCGACCGAGATCTTCCAGCCGCTCCAGGACCTGGCCGACTGGTTCGCCGGCGCCCGCATGGACAACATGAAGAAGACGATCAACGACATGTTCGTCGTGAACCCATCGCTCCTGAACCTCAACGATCTGCGCGCGCCCGGGCCGGCGAAGTGGCTCAGACTCTTGCCGAACGCGTGGGGGAAGCCGAACGCGGCCGCGGAGGCGATCCAGCAGCTCAAGGTGCAGGACATCACGGGCGTGTTCGACGTCGAGATCCAGCAGATCCAGACGATGATCACGCAGGCGTCCGCGGCGATCAATCCGGACATGGGCATCAAGACGGCCACGAAGTCGCGCGCAACCGTGTTCGCCGGCCTCATGCAGATCGCGCAGATGCGCGGCAAGGTCGTGGCGCAGATCCTCAGCCAGCAGGGCATCCGGCCGTGGATGCGCCACCTCGTCTCGAACATCCAGCAGTTCCTTGACGAGGAAATGTTCGTCAAGATCACGGGGGACAAGGCGGCGCGCATGGGGCTCGACCCGTACAAGAGCCACCTCATCGCGGTGTCGCCCGAGGACATCCAGGGCGTCTTCGACTTCCCCGTTCACACAGGCGATCTCCCGCCGGATCCGATGCGGAACGTGCAGACGTGGCAGCAAGTCATGCTCGCCGTCGCCCAGAATCAGATTCTCATGCAGCGGTTCAACCTGATCGAGATCTTCAAGCAGCTCTTGTACTCGGCCGGAATCAAGAACATCGAACCGTTCATGGTGAAGAGCCAGGTCATGCCGGACGAGGAAGTGGCGAAGCAGACACAGGCCGGGAATCTCGTGCCCCTGCCCGGGCAGCCGGGCGGCGCCTCAGGCGAGCAGCCGGGACAACCGGGCCGGCCGCGGCCGATGCGGGCGCCCGTGCGGCGCGTCACGGCGCGTCAGCCGCAACCCGCCGGCGTTGGCGGGCTAGCGGCGAACCTGATACCGATGGGTGTCGGTGCCTGATATTGACGCCGATGCACTGCACGTGGAAGCCGCATCATCACCGGTCGTGCCTCAGGTACGCCACGCGCGTTGCGATCCTCGGCGACGGTTGCGAGGAGATCCACCGCGAACCGGTGCTCGGCCTGTGCGATGAGTGCTATCAGGCCTTCTGGCGCGAGCGCGATCGACATCGGTACACCGCGCACAGCTGGGTGATGATCTACCCCGTCTGGTACTGGGACCGAATCCGTGCCGCGTCCTAGGCGCACCGATGGCGATCAGCCGGTCACGAACAACGAGGAGCTCCAGCTCATCACGCAGACGATGGCGACGCCCGGCTGGAAGCTTCTGCTGCTGCGCTGGGAGGGCGTCAAGCAGGCGCTCATTATGGACCTGCAGGATGATCTCCGGCAGGGCCGGCCGATCCACGCCATGCTGCGCCAGTTCGCGCTCGACACCGCGACGCGCATACTCGATGATCCGAAGCAGCATCGCACCTCGCTCGAGGCCATCGTCGCGCACGAGGTCGATCAGCGCGCCGAGTTGATCCAAACGCTCCAAGGAACGCCATCGCAGGCCGCACACGGGAGGGATAGCGTATGAGCACCGGGCCCGACTACGAACTGAACCGCACCGAGGAGACACCGCCTGAGGAGACGCCGCCGGCGCGGACGGAGACCCCATCCGCCGAACCGGAGCCCGATCTCCGCGACGTCATCAAGAAGCTCAACGAGACGAACGGCCGCCTGCAGCAGGACAATGCCGAGATGCGGCGGCGCCTCGAGGCGATGGAGCTGCGCACGTACACGCCAGCGCCGGCGGATGGTGGCGGCCGCCAGCCCGGCGGAGGCGGCGAGACCGATGCGCTCGACAAGTACATCCTGGATGGGCTCGAGGCCGATGAGCGCGACGCGCCGTGGACGGGGACGCTGCTGAAGACGATCAAGCGCGTCGCGCCCGTGTTCCGCGACGTCGCGGCCCAGCAGGCCCGGAACGCCCAGGCCGCGGCGAAGGTGGACGAGGACTTCTACGGCTTCCTGCTCGAGCGCTGGGGCACGGACGTAACCCCGCGGGCGATCCGCCGGATCGAGCGCGAGTATGGCAAGGACATCGGCGAGCTCAGCCGCGCGATCGTGCAGCTCCCAAACGGCCAAGTACGGGCCGAGTACGCGACGGACTACACGCGCTCGTTCGAGCCTGTGGCGGAAGCCCTGGAACGCCGGTTCAACATGGCCGAGCGCGACATCCAGCCGCGGCGCACGGAAGCACGGGCACCCACGGGCGATCGCGGCGGCGGCAGCCGGCCCGGCGGCGCCAGGCCCCGGACGAAGCAGAGCGAGGTCTCGGATTTCGTGAAAGAGGTCCAAGGCATCTAGGAGGAGTTTCTTGAGGCCCGTCGTACCATCGGTACTCGACTCGAACGCTGAGTAATGACCGCCGGTGCGCGGTTGGGGCCTTGCGAGGCTCCGGCTCCCGCCGCCAGCGGTCCAGGAAATCGTCAGGCCCATAGCTCGCACGTGAACGGCCGGGGCCATGCGTGGCCCCCGGGCACCCTCCGTACGGCCCTTGCGAGGGCACGGCTGAGGCGGACGCCACCGGGATCGGTGCGCAACTCTCACCGACGAGGTGTTCGCCATGCCACTGGCTGTGCTCGGCCTCCGCGGCTCCGGTAGTTACAGCGCCGCGGAACGGCCCCAGAGCTACCGCGAGACGATCCTGCTGCTCTTCCCGAACGGAAAGGCGCCACTCACGGCGCTCCTGAGTAAGCTCCGCAGCCAGCCCGTCGACGACAACACGTTCCACTGGTTCGAAAAGGACGTGCCGGTGCAGCGCGTCGCGGCAACGGCATCGTTCACGAACACGGCGACCACGATCAACGTCGCCGACAGCTCGATCTTCCGGTCCGGCCACGTGATCATGGACGAGTCGACGCTGGAGAAGATGCTCGTCACGGCCGACCCCACGATCTCGACCCAGATCACGGTCCAGCGCGGCTTCGGCACCACGTCGGCGGCCGCATCGGCCGGAAGCTCGGACGAGCTCTTCATCATCGGCAACGTGAACGCGGAGGGCGCGAGCTCGCCGAACGTGGTGTACTACAACCCGTCTGTGCCGCAGAACTTCACGCAGATCTTCCGCAACCCGCTCTATCTCACGCGCACGGCGATGAAGACGCGGCTCCGCACCGGCAACGCGCGCGCGGAGGCGAAGCGGGAAGCGCTCGAGCTCCACTCCATCGAGATGGAGAAGGCGTTCATCTTCGGCGAGCCCTACCAGGCCACGGGCGCGAACGGCGAGCCCATGAACGCGACGGGCGGGGTTGTGTCGTTCCTCGGCGCCGACGCGACGTTTACGAATATCTGGGACTTCAGCACGACCGTCTTCAACATCGCGAACTGGGAGAACACGCTGCTGAACGTCATGAAGTACGGCAACACGGAGAAGCTCCTGCTCGCCGGCGGCGTGTTCATCAACCAGCTGAACCAGATGGTGAAGAAGGTCTCGACGATGAACGTGGTCCCGGGCGACCGCACGTACGGCATGCAGCTTACGCAGTACGACACCCCGTTCGGCGTGCTGTACATCAAGATCCACCCGCTGTTCAGCATCCATCCGGTGTTCCAGAGTTACGGGCTCGCGCTCGACCTCGACAAGCTCGTGTTCAGGTACATCGACGACACCGACTATCGGCCGAACATCCAGAGCCCCGACACGGACGGCGAGAAGGACGAGTGGCTCACCGAGGCCGGGCTCGAGGTGCAGCACCAGAAGGCGCACACGTGGGTCAAGAACGTCACCACGTTCCAGCCCTAGCGCCGTGACGCTCTGGGAGCTCTTGTTCCGGCAGACGATGTGGGGCCGCGCTCGGCGCGGGCCGCGGCCCCGCTACACCTGGCGCCGGGGTCAGCTGTGGGTCGACGGGCTCGCGGTACCGCTCGCCGGCGGCTCGGGCGAGAACGCGCGAATCGATCAGCTCGTCAACGCGCGGCGCGCGACCGGCGGCTACGCGGACTGCCCGAACCCGGCCGGCGTCAACGCGACGCTCGGGTATCTGCAGACGATCGGGACGCGCTACTACACGATCTACGCGATCCTGACGCCCGGCACGGGCGCGACGACAGCGAGCTGCACGTTCACAATGCAGGTGAGCCCCGTCGGCGGTGTGCCGACCTCGACGCAGTGGATCAACCTGCCGACGTCGCTCATGGCGAGCCAGACGCTCAACAGCGGTACGCCGAACGCACTCGTGGCGTTCACGGCGCCGTTGTTCAAGATCCGGATCAACGTGAGCGCGTACACGCAGGCCACCAACAACGACGACCAGCTGAATGTGTGGCTGCAGAGTGAGAACTAAGGCGCGATCGCGCTGCTGTGATTGCGAGGTGATGGGCTGATGCAGGTCACGTTCCTGTGCGAGCAGTGGCCGGCCTACGGGGTCGGCTTCCCGGACGGCCGCATGGTGAGTTTCCAGCACGGCGAGCTCACGCTCGACCGGCCCGAGGACATCGCGGTGCTGCGCCGGCACCCGCTCTACGGCGTCCGCATTTTCGAGGCGGCGCCGGAGGGGCCGAGCGACACGCTCCTCGTCGACGCGTCGGACCGAGAGGCGCCCGCCTCCCCGGGCGACCAGGCCGTCCCGCTGCCGGAGACGATGGTCCGCCTGGACGGCCAGAAGATCCTCTGCCCCGAGTGCGGCCCGGACGTGAGCCCCGACTTCCCGACGCCGGCGGCGCGCGACGCGCACCGGCTGCGCGTCCACGGTGTGACGCTCGCTCCGATGCCGGGCGCGATCCCGACCCCGCAGCCCAAGCCGCGGCGGAAGAAGATGATGGCGCCCGCGGCGCGGCTCAGCAAGATGCGGTAACGCGCACCACTCACAGGAGGCACGCACATCATGGCCACCGAGAAGAAGCGCCGCGTCGATTCGATGCACAGCCACGACAGCGATCACGCGCCGGTCCAGGACCTCGGCCCCCAGCACCGGCCGATCCTCGCCGACGGCAAGGGCCTGAATGGGATCGGTCACGGGGACGACCGCCACTACACCGACATCCTCCGGCCCGCGGCCCCGCAGCCGGACGGCTCCACCGAAGCGACCAGCTACTCGACTACGCTCGGCGAGACCCACGCCGTCGATAACACGATGGGCATCCACGACGTCGGCGTGCACATGGGCAAGCGCCCCGGCAGTAAGCGGCGGACCGGGTAGCCGCTGATGCCGCGGCGTCAGGGCAAGACGAAGCGCGTGACGGTGCCGTCGCCGGCAGTCGTGGAGGTCAAGGTGTCGCCACCGACGATCCACGGCGTGCCGATCCGGTACGGGTATCCGTTCCGGTCGGTCGAGCAGCAGTTCGAGGCGCGCGTCGGCCCCTACTCCAACTTCGAGGGCGGGTTCGAGCTCGACGAGCGGATGCCCAACATTGGCGAGGCGCGATCGTGCCCGAGCTCGAGCGATGCCGCGCGGCGGCCCGCGATGAACCGGCTCGTGAAACCCCGCTCCGGCGATCGGGCGCAGTAGCCATGCCGTTTCGGTCGGAGAAGCAGCGGCGGTTCATGTGGGCGCAGCACCCGGATATCGCGCAACGGTGGGTCGACGAGGGCGCCAAGAGCAAGGGCCTGCCGACCTACACGCACCACGGCGGCTCGACGTCGCCGGAGCGGGCGCGACAGTACGATAGCCACTCAGACTCGCATCGGAACCGCCGGCGCGCGGACGTGATGCGCATGAAACGGGGGAAGCGAGCATGAGTCCGGTCCTGCCCTACGGCTCGGTCGGTGACGACATCCTCGATTTCGGATCGAGTGCGGCGGTCGCCGCGGCCACCACGACCTACCTCGGCCCGATCGGGCATCAGACCACGGCCGGGAACGCGGCGATCCCGATGCCGTGGGGCGGGACCTTGCGCTTCCTGCAGGTCCGCTGCGCCACGGCCCCCGGCGCCGGGCAGACGGTCACGTTCACGGTATTCCAGAACGGTGTTGCGACGTCGCTCACGGCGCAGGTCGCCGGGACGAACACGCAGGCGGCGGACGACCAGCACGAGGTCGCGGTCAACCAGGGCGACATCATCACGGTCCAGGCAGTCACGAGCGCCAGCGCGGCGTCGAGCTTCTTGTTCGCGATCTGCAGCCTGTTGGCGTGAGCGTGCGTGGCGACGTTCGATCAGCTCCTCACCGAGGTCGAGCAGAACCTCAACCGCAACCAGTGGTTTGACGCCTCCGGCGCCAACATCACGACGGCGTACCTGTCGTCGTTGCTCAACAAGGCGATCCACCAGCTCGAGCGGCTCTTCCTGACGCCGCTCCAGACGTTCACGTATCAGTTGCAGCTCGTGGCGCAGCAGCAGGTCTACCCCCTGCAGTCCGCCGGCACGACGCTCGCTTACCGGGGCACGCGCGGGATCACGATCCCGAACCAGGTCGCGCTCACCGCGAACGTCGGCATGAACGGCTGGCGGGTCAACTACCTGCCGCACGAGCAGGCGCGCGTGAAGTACCAGCTCGTGCCCCAGAACCAGGTCCTGCCCGGGCCGCCGTACGACTACTCCATCTTCTCATCGCCGCAGCAGCTGAGCGGGCCCGCGATGTTCAGCGGAACGCCCTCCGGCACGGGCGGGGCGTTGCCCGCCGGCACGTACTTCTGGACGCTGACCGCGATCGTGAACGGCGTCGAGACGCTCTGCGCGACCGAGTACACGACCACGCTCACCGGCGCGACCAGCAAGGTCCAGTTCACGTGGACCGCGTACGCGAATGCGCTCCTCACCGGCTACAACCTGTACCGCGGCACCGGGAGCGGGCTCGAGAACGTGTTCTACACGCTGCCGAGTAGCGCGACGTCGTTCACCGACACCGGCGCCGCGGCTCCGTTCGGCTCGCCGCTCGTGCCGCCCGGCGGCGGGACGCCCGTGCCCGCGTATTGGGTGTGGCCGGTGCCGAATCAAGCGTACTTCGCGAACGTCGATCAGGATGTGTTCCTGCCGGACCTTGTCGCCGGCCTCGGTCAAACCAACTGGTTCACGGTGTACGCGCCCGACGCGCTCGTCTACGACGCCACGCTCAAGGCCGCGGCGTCGCTCAAGGACCAGACCGCGATGGCGGTCTACGGACCGCTGCGGGAGCAGGCCTGGGAAGCGGCCGCCTCGGCGATGAGCGGGCTCCAGTTCAGCGAAGAGACGGCGCAGTCGGTGGAGATGGGCTAGCGCGATGGCCTGGCCGCCGACCTGGTCGACGTCGAACCCCGCGGACAACTCGCAAGAGTCGATCTTCCCGGCGCTCAACCGCGCGGACAAGACGGCGATCCAGACCGTGCTCGGCATGCTCAACTCGTTCGGTACGCCGACGGCGGGCATGCGCTTCACGCAGATCAACGACGAGCACTACCTCACGTTCAACTCGAGCTACAACGGGTCGACGTGGAGCTGCGACAACACCTCGCTCGCCGCGTACGGCTGGCGCTGGAACGCGAGCGCCGGCACGTTGGAGGCCGTCTATCACGCCGCGACGTCGGGCACCTGGACCGATACGCAGTGGAGTGCGAGCTCGTTCATCTCCGGCGGCACCCTCACCGGCGGCGTGCCGACCGGGACGGTGGTGCCGTTCGCGGCCGGGACGGCGCCGACGGGCTGGGTCAACTGCGACGGCTCGAGCTACAGCACGACGGGCGCGATGGCCACCCTGTTCGGCGTGATCGGCTACACGTACGGCGGGAGCGGCGCGAACTTCAACGTCCCGAACATGCAGGGGAACGTCCCGGTCGGCCAGGGCGGCGGCTTCAGCCTCGCCGGCGCGGGCGGCGAGCAGCAGCACGTGCTCACCCAAGCCGAAATGCCGAGCCATAGTCACTCCAGCAGCCATTCATGGAATTCGCCCGCGGGACCGCCACAGGGGAGCAACACCGGCGGCGGGTCCGGGTTTGTTTCTGGCTCTACCGAGACCACCGATTTTTCGCTGACGATCAATAACACCGGCGGCGGCGGCGCGCACAACAACATGCAGCCGTACCTCGTGCTCAACTACATCATCAAAACCTAGCCGATGCCGACGATCGCGATCGACAACCTGGCGCTCTCGCTCAACGCCGAATTCGCGAGCGACCCGCGCCGGATCGGCACGCAGGGCTTCTACGCCGCGCTCAACGTCCAGGCCGACCGCGGCACGGTGAAGAAACGGCCGGGCCTGCAGAGCGTGATCTCGGGCCTCACCGGCACGACCGTGCTGATCGCGCCGTTCGTGGACTCGAGCGAGAACAGCTGGATCATCATCTGCACGACGACCAAGCAGTACAGCTATAACCCGACGACGCTCACGCTGACCGACATCACGCACGCGGGCTACAGCGCCTCGATCACGGCGCCGGTGCGCGGGGTGAGCTTCGTCGGCAAGTTCTTCATGTCCACGCCCGGGGCGCTGTACTACTGGGACGGCGTCGCCGCGACGTTCCAGACATTCGCCTCGGGCTCGCCCGAGTCGGCGCTCGACCTGCTCAACTTCTTCAACCACCTGATCATCGCGAACGTGGTCACCTCGGGCGGCGTCTTGGATCCGTGGCAGGTCGCGTGGAGCGACTTCGGCAACGGCACGAACCTCACGACCGGGGACGCGACGCAGATCGAGGTGCGCGACAACGCGGACTTCATCACCGGCCTCGGCAATTTCATCCAGAACGGCGTGCTGTACAAGTCGGACTCGCTGTACATCGTCTCGTTCATCGGCGCGCCGCAGTTCTACGCGTTCGACCGCCGGCACGACTCGATCGGCTGCATCGCCACGGGCTCGATCCAGGACTTGCCGATCGGCTGCGGGGCCTTGTGGCGGGACGACTACTACATCTTCAACGGGCTCAGCCCGCAGGGCGTTGGCGGCAACTACCGGCGCAACTTCTTCGCGTCCACGAACCTGTCGTTCATTCAGGCCGCGTTCAGTTGCAAGGACGTGCCGAACGAGACGCTCTACCTCTTCTTGCCGGACGCGAGCTTCACGTCGGCGACGCCCGTGTTCAACTGCCATGTCTGGAACTGGCGCTACAACACGTGGAACCAGTACGATTACGTGCCCGGTGGCGGCCAAGTGTCTGCCGCCGGCAGCGGCATGTTTCTCCGCGTCGGCCGGACATGGAACCAGGCGACGTACGCGTTCAGCGCGAGCCCGTATCGGTTCAGCGACGGGTCGACGTCGGCGTTCGGCTCGTTCCTGCTCGGCGGCGCGACCTCGGGCAAGATCTACCAGGTGGCGCAGTCCAACCCCATCTACACCGACGACGGCACGCCCTACGACAGCTACTTCCAGCTCGGTCTCATCGACTTCGGCCAGCCGTACCCGGCGCGAAAGCAGGTCACGAAGTGGGACGTCATGGTGACGCCGCAGGCGTCCGGCTCGCTCGCGGTGTCCGAGGTGTCGAGCGACGACGGGATCACGCTGACGACCGCTCCGACGCAGTCGCTCGCGATGAATGCATCAACGCCGCAAGCGTGGGAGATCCCGGCCCAAAAGACGGCCGTCTATCACGCGATGCGCGTCGACGACCAGGCGGGCACGGTCGCCTGGGAAGTGCGCCAGATCGTCGCGGACGTGCAGCTCGCGGGGGCGCGGTAGTGACGAGGTCACGCTGATGGCGCGCATCCAGCAGTCCACGAACTACGTCCCGCGGGCCAAGAATTTTCCGACCGCCGTGCTGGACCAGGTCACGGATCCCACGGTGCGGTCGGCCCTGCAGGCGATCATGCAGAACGACGACCAGTGGGCGCAGCAGGTCGCGCACTGGGCGAACAACGCGCTCGGGCTCAAGACATTCACGGGCTCGAAATCCGGAACCGATTACCCCATCACATCGACGTCACTCGCCCAGGTCGACGGCACGAATCTCGCGACGACCATCATCGTGCCGTACGGCAACAACCTCTTGCTGCGCGCGACCGGGATGGGCTATCAGTCCGCCGGCGGCGCCACGCTCACGATCGCGCTCACGGACGGCGCGACGGTGCTCAACGAGACGATCGTGAACGTGGTCTCGATCACGCCCTGGGTCGTCGAGGTCCCGTTTGTGGGCGACGGCATGAGCCACACGTTCGAGCTGCAGGCCGCGGTCAGTAGCGGGACCGGCCATCTCGTGAACCAGGCGACGCAGTTCATCGTGTTCTCGATCCTGACGCAGCCCGCGGGCGGCGAGGCGGTGACATGAGGAGCGATCGCTCCGAGTTCACCCTCGAGCGTGTGGACCGCGATACGGTCGCACTATTGGATCCCGTGCTCAGGGAAGCGCTCGCGTCGATCCCGCCGGACTGGCATTGGACGTACGACGAGGTCGTGCGCATGGCCGGTGACTGCTGCGGGTACGTGCTCGCGCTCACGGTCCGGGGCCGGCCCGCGGGCTACCTGATGGCGCAGCTCGTCTGGGATCCGCGCTCCCAAGTTCTGATCGGCATGGTGCACCACAACTACGTCGCGCGGCCGTACCGCGGGGCGACGCGCGGGTTCTGGCTCCGCGCGCAGGCGATGGTTGAAGTGTGGGCGCGAGGCCGCGGGGCGCGCTTGTTGGGGTGTCTCGCGTACCCGCGGTGGTCGCGCATCCTGCAGCGGCTCGGCTGGGAGTATCGGGGGACCTTGCCGCAGGGCGACTATCTCGTGTGGCCGGTACGGAGCAGCGATGGCCATTGACCCCGGATTGGCGGCGATCCTGGCCCAGCTCGCGGCGGGTGGCGGCACCGGCACCGCGCAGTCGACGCCCACGCCAACGACGCCTGTGCCGCAGACGGGGAGCAGCGGATCCGGCGGTCCGTTCTCGTTCGCGCAGGCGTTCCAGGCGCTCCTCCCCTACCTGTCCATGTTCATGCAGCAGGGCGGGCTCGGCGGCAATCTCGGACAAGCCGCGGGACAGCTCGAGACGAATCCCGCGAGCATCGGGGTCAACCTGACACCGCCGCCCGCCAACAACCCGAACTACAACCAGGCGCAGGTGACGCCACAGGCCGCTCCGAGCGGGATCAGCTCGGCGCTCGCGCCGCAGGGGAACCAGGTGCTGTGGAGCCCGCAGCAGGGCGAGTACATCCAGCAGATCCCCGGCAATCCCGGCGCCGATCTCAGCCTGGCCACGGCCTACAACCAGAGCGTGCGGCCGGGCGGGAGCAACGCCTGATGGGCGGGCCATCGGTCCAGTCGGTCCCGGGATCGCAGTCGAGCTTCCCGACGCAGCCGGCGCAGCTCCAGGGCCTCGGCACCGCCATCACGGGCCAGGGCACCGCCGTCGCGCCGCAGATCTCGGCCGGGGGCCCCCCATACAACTACCAGCTCACGGCCGGGCTCAGCCCGAACCAGTCGGCCGGGATCGGCATCGGGAACGCCCTCGCGCAGCAGTCGGTGGCCGGGGTCCCGCTCGCGAACGCGCAGCTCTTGCAGGCGGCCGGTGGCGCCAATCTGCCGGCCACGAACCCGTACATCCAGCAGATCCTGGCCTCGATGAACCAGCAAGAGAACCAGCAGATCTCGCAGATCGAGAACCAGTGGGGCGGCGCCGGTCAGGGAATTTCGACCGGCCTGGCCAACGCGCTTGGCCAGCAGAACGCCGCCTATGGGGGCGCCGTCGGCAACCTCGAGCTCAACGCGTACAACCAGCAGGCGGCGCTGCAGCAGCAGGCCGTCCAACAAATCCTCAATCAGGCGCAGCAGGGCTACCAGAACGTCATGGCGGGCGGTCAGGTGGAGCAGAACACGCAGCAGGCCGCCTACCAGGCCGCCTACCAGCAGTGGCTGCAGCAGCAGGGCCAGGGCACCCAAGTCCTCAGCGAGCTCATGCCGCTCGTCGAGGAAGCGTTCGGGCAACAGCCGGTCGACAATATCGTGAGCCCATCGTTCGGGAGCCAGCTCCTCAGCGCCGGCGCGACGCTCGGCGGGGCGCTGTTGAGCAACCCGAACTTCCTGTGATGAGGATCCTCGCATGCCGGTGACCTACATCCAGGATCCGATGGGCCTCCAGGCCGCCGCCCAGGGCATCGCTGCGGGCCTCCAGCAGCGCCAGCAGCGTGACTATCTCGGTTTGCAGACGGCGCAATCGGATCTGCAGACGGTCGTGCAGCAGATCCAGTCGGGCCAGCTCTTGGGCGACGCGGCGCAGCGGGCCTACAACGACGCCGTCAACACGGTGAACGCTTACCGGATGCGGCTGAGGTTGCCGATGGTGCCGGGCGGCACGACGACGACACCGCCCGCCGGAGGCGTGGCGCTCAATCCCGGCGGCGGGTCCGGTCAGGTCTTCGCGCCAGCCGGGAATCAACCGCCGGGAAAGGCCATTCCGGTCGAGGGCACGACGATCGGAACGGGCATCGATACGGCAACTGGCCAGCCTGTCACCTACTCGGGCGGCACGTTTGGAGCGGTTCCCGGAGCACCGACCCCGATGGCCGGTATCACCGGAGGCACGGTGCCGCCACAGAGTGCCCCAGGAGGCCCCTTAGCGGGCCTAGGACGCCTGTTTGGGCGCACACCCGTTCCCCAACCCTCCCCCCAGCAGCGGGCCGCCGTGGCGGCGCTCCAGACCACCATGCCGGGTGTCGCGGCGGCGACCCAGCCGGTGACGACCTATCAGGCGCCGCCCGGGAACATGTGGGCGCAGCCGATCACGAACCTGCCGCAGGGCACCCAGGACGCCATCAAGTCGGCCGTCGGCGACCAGGAGTGGGAGCTCATCAAGGGCGGCTCGCTCGCCGACGCCGTGAAGTTCGACCCCTCGATCGCGTGGGCGATCCGCGGGAACCGCATGGGCGGCCAGACGCTCGGCGACATCGTGCCGGGACTCAAAGGCGCGCTCGCGCAGACGCCGCTCTATCCCACGTTCATCGACACGAAGACGGGCGGGCTCAACTGGACGGCGATCAACGGGGCGCTCCGCGCCTCGGGCCAGGAGCCGATCCAACCGGACCAGCAGGCGACGATCGACATCCGGAAGCAAGGGGTTGAGGGCGCTGCGGCAGGCCGTGCGTACACGGAGATCGCCGGGAACATCAGCCGCGCGGCCGAGAATGCGCGGGCCATCCTCGGCAAGACCTATACGACGGACGCGCAGGCGCAGGCGGCTCAGCGGCAGGCGCACACGATCCTGCAGCAGGCCCGAGACGCCATTCAACGCGCCCAGACGGCCGGCACGATCACGGCGCAGCAGGCCGACGACCTTCGGGCGTCGTTGCCGCAATCAGGCGGCCCCATCAATGTGCGACCGATCCGGCAGCCGCGGGGCCCGCAGCCGAGCGGCTGGACCGGGAGCGGCGTCCCCGCCGATGGTGGCGGTGGCGCGGCCGGCGGCGCCGGGGAAGGTGTGTCAGGGAGCGGGAGCGTCGTATTCATCGAGCGCAACCCGAAGACGCATTCGACGCGATACCACTGGGGAAGTCCCGCGGGGCCCGTCATGTCATGGTCGGAGATCGCGCATCAGATCGGGACGCTCCCGCCGGGACCGCAACGCGATGCCGCCTTTGCGTCGATCGGCATCACGACGCCGGCGCAGCAGAAGCAGTTTCTGCCGAAGACCTCGACGCAGAAAACCCCGCAGGCATTATTGAACGCTGCGCGGCAGGCGCTCGCGGCTGCGGTGCAAGCCTTTCCGATCACGCCGCCATCGAGTCCCGGCGGTCAGACGCAGATTCCACAGCAAGTGCAAGCAGCCCTCGATGGGCTCTACAAGGCCGCACAGGCGGCCGGCATGAGCATGGCGCAAGCGCGGGCCTGGGTGCAGCAGAACTATCCCCAGCTCGCTCCCTTGGCGCAAGGCCCCGCCGCGGCGCCGTCAGCGCCGACGCCATCACCGCGCCCAGCGACGCCAGCGGCCGCACCGAGTCAGCGCGCGACGCAGGCGGCCACCATCTGGAAGCAGACCAAGACGAAGATCCCGGCCGCATCGTGGGCCAACTTCACGCCGCAAGAGCAGCAGTGGCTGCAGCAACAGGGCGTCGAGCATGAGTAGCGGCCCGGACCCGTACGCGCACCTGTTTGCGACGCCACCGGCAGCGCCGCCGCAATCGAAGGCGGATCCGTACGCGCATCTGTTCACGACGCCGGCGCCGGCAAAACCGCCTGCAACATCACCGGTCAAACCTGAGGACACGGTGCTCGGCGTGCTGCCTGGGATTGCTCGTGGTATCGCCCGCGTCACAGCACCTGTGATCGGTGAGATGCAGAATGTTGGCGGAGCTATCACGAAGTGGGCTGCCACGTCTGATGTCGGCCGTGCGCTGTCCACGAAGACCGGGCAGGCTGTTGTGAAAGCGGTCAAGGGAGCGTGGGGCAAAGCGTGGACGACAGTCAATCAGGCTGACGCCAAGGGCGCCAAGGGCATCGAGAACACGCTGACGGGCGGCGCGGGCTACGAGCACATCATGCTGCGCCAAGGCATGGATCCGGTCGGCGCCAAGGTGAACGCGGCACTGCTGCGCGGCATTATGGACCCGAGCACGTTGCTGGCAGCGCCCGGCATCGTGTCGAAAGCGTTGACGATCGGAACGAAAATCGCCGGCGTGACGATAGACCTCGCGCGCGCGAGCGGCATGACCGAGCCCGTGGCCAAGGCTGTCGGCGCTGCGGGCAAGGCATTGCTGCAACATCCGATCACCGGGCCGAAAATCCAGCAGGCCGCTGAGCAAATCGCGAACGCCACGCGCATCGTGAACTTTGCGCTCAACAAGTATGCCGGCACGCCACCCGAACTGCGTCGCGCCGTGAACGATTACTACGCGGGGTTGCGCATCGAAGTCGGCGATGCGCTGCATAACCAGGCCGAGATTCACGCCCTGCCCCTTAGTCCCGGCGATCGCACGCTCATCACGAATGTCATCGAAGGCGTGGCACCGGCGGAAGCGTTGCCGCAGCGTCTACGGGAACCATATGAGCGCATGCTCGCGATGGGCGACGAAGTGACGCAGCGGGCCCTCCGTGAGGGCCTCCTCGACCAGGCGCGCGAGAACTACATCGAGCACCTCTACGGACCGCAGGCGATGGCAGCGATTCGCGCGCGGTCGATGCTGCCGGAGGACGTTGCATACGCGCAATCCGGGCGCGCTGCGCAGGACGCACTGACGCGATTCCAGGGGCGTGTGCAGGGTGAATCGTTCGGTCCCCTGCAGCAGCTCGCGATCAACCGGCAGCGCGAGACGCTTGCTCAGCGCTATGCGCGCACCGCTGAAGACACAACACCGCGCCGCGGCCCGACGACGCCCCAGTTCGAGCGGGAGTACCGCGAAGCGAACATCGCCGCAACGACGCCGACGGAAGGGCTGCGTGGCGTCTACGGCCGCCAGGTCGTGCCCGGCGGCGCGCGCCAGGTCAGCGATCGCATCAATCGCGCGCGCGTGTTCAATACGATTGAGGACGCCAAAGCCGCTGGGCTCACCGACGTGATCGAGGACCCGGCCGTGCTCCTGCCGATGAAGCGGCTGCAGGTCGGCCTCGAGTCGATCAAGCGGCAGTTCTACAAGAAGATCGTCCAGCTCGGGTATCCGTGGGTCGGCGATGCGCACGCGGCGGACATGGGGAAAGGCTACGTGCCGATGGGGACGCTCATCGGAAGCCATCGCGTTGCCGAACGAATGGGCTGGGATACACTGCACGTGCACCCGCGTGTTGCCGACGTGGTCCGAGGGTTATCTGGCCTTGGCGGCAATCATGGGTTCCTTCGAGCGATGGCGGCACTCAATATGCCGCAAGAGTGGCTCAAGCGCATCATCTTCCTGACGCCAGCGGTACACGGAGCGAACCAGGCCCGAGCGGCGTGGTTGTCCGAAGGCTGGAACATCTTCAATCCGCGCTACTGGAAAGATGCACTTGCATACGCGGCCGACGCGCGCGAGATGGGACCGATCACGCGGCGCCGGCTCGTCGCTGGCGGATCGCTCACGGGTGGCATCAGTGGTCTGCTCCGCGAGACCATTAACACGATCATCAACAATCCCGCGGCGCGTACGGTACTGCGCAATAGCGGCACATGGCAGGAAGAATTTGGAGGCATCGGCCGACGCGCCGCGACGGCGGCACGTGAAGTGCTGAAAGAGCGGAAAGGATTGCAGGCGCTTCCCGGTGTTGGTAAGGTCAGTGCCTATCTCCACGCGTTGAATGATGAGATCCTTTGGAACGTCGCGGACGCCGGCGGTCGCAACGCGGCGTTCATGCGCGCCGTGCGCGAGCTGGACCCCTATGTGCAGCGCGAGCAGATGACGCAGGAGGCGGCCGACGAAGCCGCCGCCCGCTACGCGGATCTCGTCTGGAACGATTACTCGAAAGAACACTATGGCGCTGCGGAGCAGACACTCAATGCGCTTATGTTCGTATACAGTTGGACGCGCGGCCGAGCAAAGCTATTCGGAGCATTAGGACGGAGCTACTTTCCGGGTGTGCCTGCAGGGGAAGCGCGGCTCTATCAACAGATGGCCACGCGTTGGGCCGTTGCGAACGTAATCCTGCCGCACATCTATCGGGCGTGGATCGACAAGCAGGCGGCGGCGTTCGAGGCGGCGTCCGTTCCTGTGGCCACTATGACCAATCCTTACACACGCCAGCCGGAGCCGATTTACATCAAGCCGTCGGGCTGGTACGACGACGCATTTCAAATGCTCCGTGATCCCGTCGCTTTTGCTTGGGTCCGATCAAATCCAAGCTTCAGAAGTCTGATCGATTTCGGCGGTGCACTTAACCAAGCCTATAGCGAAGGCCGCAATCTTACGGATGCGGTCATTGGCGCGGGGGCGCAGGCAACACGAAACATTTACCCAGCGGGTGTGCCGCAAATGTTTCGCCCGGGCGCACCCCTATGGATGCGCATTGCGCCGGCACTCGGTATTCCGGCAACGACGGTCCCACCGCCGACTGAAGATCCAAAGATGATCCTGCAACGGAAGCTCGACAATGGCGACTGGCTAGCGGCAGGCGCGTGGACACGGCAGAATCATCTGTCGGTAACACAGATCTTGCACACCATCCCGCCTGAAGGGCGGCGGCTGTTTATGCGCGGCTACTACCGCTTCGGGCGCGGGGTTTCTCTACCACGTGCGAGCCGATGAAGTACGCGCAAAGTGCTCCGATGATCCCAAGCCATAGTGGAATCTGGAACCATGCTTCAGCGCAAAAGATAAGCAGACTAGCAAAAAACACTGCGACGCGTCGGATGCCTCGCTCTCGTTCCGCAGAATCATTCGTTTCCGATTGCACGACACCGATTGTACCGAGGATCCACGCGGCGATTAAACCCGCGATGACGATCCAGAGACCATACTCAAAGACTTGGTGCATCATACTTCCTTGCGAGGCGATGAATCGTAGGCGTCCCAGTAACGCGGATTGCCACGCTGCTCGGCGCGTCCATGCTCGCGACCGAGCTGATATAGCCCGTATGTGCATCCGACAAGGATCGTGATGATGATCCCAAGTCCAAATGCGTGCTCAACGAGGTTCATGAACCAGCCATCTGGACCGCTGATCATTGTTGAAGCGAGCGTCCACATGAATGTCCATACTCCCGCGGCTGCGGAAGCCAAATATGGCAGCGCTGCGATCAGCAACAAGAACATTGCGAGGATGCCCCAAGCGCCTACTTTACTCATCAGCGTGCCTCATTGGAAATCCTTGGTCCGCAGCGCGGCGCAGATTTTGAAACGCTTCTTCCATTTTCTCGGCCGCGTATTTCACCGCGTCTGGATCAACGCGCTCACACTCGTTCTGCCACCAACGCGACATGTCTTCATCGGTTCGCACGACTTCTCTGTATGCGTCTACCGCTCGGTTGATGAGCCATGCGATGAGCGGCACACCGATGAATACGGTGACCGCGATAGCATTATCGTCGGGGGAACGCAGCAGATAGATCGGCGCGGCAACAACGGCGCAGACTGTCAGAATTCCATATGTCATTGCACGAATCGACCAGTAGGCACGGCGCTTGCGCAGCGCATAGTGCAGATCGTCTTCGTAAAGGTTGCCTGCTGGTGTAATCGGCATTGCCCTCTCCCCCGCGTGAGCATGGTCTTTTCAGCTTCCGCTGTCAATCCCGGAACGAGTGTCCGCGTTCGTTCGAGGAGGCTCAGGTGGCCTTTTTCCTGAGCCAGCCCATCAACGTCAGCAGCTCGGGCACGACGCTCCTCATCCCGGGCGTGCCCGGAGTGTCGATCGTCGTGATCAACTATGCTGTCGTGGTGGCGGCCGCAATCAACGTGCAGTTCCTGGACACCGCCACCAACGTGCTCTCGGGCCCCATTCCGTGCACGGCCAACGCCGGCGTCAGTTTCGCCGGGTCCATCAAGTCACCGGCCTTCAAGCTCGGCGTCGGCTTGGGGTTGCAGATCAGCCTCAGCGGCGCCGTACTCACCGGCGGCCACGTCGGCTACGTCTTGGAATAGTCGCAGCACAGAGGGGAGGACGCGATGGCACCGATCAAGTTCCCGTGGTCCAAGGGCGACGATCAGGGCGGCGGCATCGACCGCACGGCGCCGCTGCACGTGACCGAGGGCGCGGCGCACCTCGTCCAGGGCCGATGCGGCTTCTGCGGCGGGCCGCTCACGCAGGAACGGCTGCTCGATCCGCAGCTGCACAATGGCGAGAACCTGAAGGTCGACCGCGGCGAGCACCCGTACTGCGCGGCGTGCCGGACGTTCTGGCCGGAGACAGCGCAGAAGGCGCACCAGGAAGAGGCCGCGCGCCACACGGCCGTCACGCAGGTGAGGTGGTAACCGATGGCCGAGGTCTACACGGTCGGGATTTCCGCGTTCGCCGCCGCGGCGAACAAGACGGCGGTGACGATTGCCGCGGGCACGACCCGGCGGGCGCGCTTGCTGAAAATCGTGTTCGGCCAGGTCTCGGCGCCGGCGTCAACGGATGCGTCCGCGGAATGGCAGCTCAGGCGCTGGACGGCCGATGGGACCGGAACGGCCGTGACCCCGGCGCAGAATGATCCCCTCGGCCCCGCGGCGATCCTTACGAGCAAGGTCAATTACTCGGCTGAGCCGACCTATGCGACCGGTGCGCTCGCCTTTATCGGGATCAATCAGCGGGCCACGTATACGTGGAGCCCGATCCAGGAGACGGAGAAGATCCTGACCGATCTCACGAGTGGCCACGGGATCGGCTTGCAGGCGATCTCGGTGCCGTCGAGCTCGACCTGGGACATCACCGTCTGGTTCGAGGAGTAGCCGCGCCGGTGTCCCGCGAGCGCATGCAGCGAGCGAGCCGCCGTCGCCAAGCGCTGCTGCTCCTGCTGTTCTGCCGGTTCGCCGTCGGCTACAGGCTCTACTGGAGCGAGGCGGCCGCCGGCCACGTGTTGCGGCTTCCGCTCCGGGATTGGACGCTGTGGTGCCTGCAGCAGTATAAGCTGGCGCCGTGCTTCGTACAGAAGTGGCACGGGCGGTGGAACCCTCGTAGGCCGCTGCGGTGCCTGCTGGCGAGCGTGGCAGCGCTCGCTGCCCTGCTCGCGCTCCTCGCGGCGCTCGGCGATGTCCTTGCGGCCAATGTCGTGGGCGTCGGCACCATTGCCTTTATCCGGCAATCAACCGGTTCGTGGAGCTCCGGCAGTTCGTTCTCTGTGACGTTGAGTGGTCCGCCATCGGCAGGGAACCAGCTCATGGTGCAGGGCGGTGGATCGAGTGGTGGCGGACCGTTCTTCAACGGCGTCAGCGGTGGCGGGACCTGGAACAACGCCCAGGCGCAGCGGTACAACAACAACGATTCGTTCCCGATGTACCTGATGACGATCGGCACCGCTGATGGGACGACAGGACCGGTGGTCATTGCGATCAGCGGCGGGACCGTGAACGGCGCCGCGGCCGTCATCAGCGAGTGGGTTGGCATCAGCGAGACCTTCGATCAATATCAAGCGACACCGGAGGGCGGTTCCGCGCAAGGCACCACGCTGGATTGTCAAAGCGTGACCGTGAGCAATCCCTATGAGGTCCTCTTCAGCGTCGCGGTGTATGCGGGATCCGCGACGCAAAGTAGTGGGCCATCGTCGGGATGGACAGAGGTCCAGGATTTCGCCACCGGGAGTGATCCTTGCCACATCTTCACCGCCTATCAGATCGTCACGAGCGCAGGCACCTACGACAATCAGTACACGATCTCATCGTCATCGTTCTACTCGGCGGCAACCATCACGTACCAGGGCGCGCTCGTGCCGATGGGCTGGGAGCCGCCGCTTCCGGCCACGGCCATGCTCAAATCGCGGCCGGCGCTCGTCGAAGCCACGGGCCCGCAGCAATGGCCGGAGCTCGTGCGGCCGGCGTCCGGCTGGCGGCAACCCGAGCTGGCCTTCCCCTTACGCAATCGCCTCGGCAAGCCGGAGGCGCCGCTGTGGCCGCTCAGAGTGCAGCAGCCGACTGCGCCACCAGTGATCTGGTGGCCGCCGAACGAACCCGTGCGCACGATGATCGGCAAATTCCTGGGATCGCCGGCGTCCTGGGCCGACATCTGGAACGTCTCGAGCGGCGCAGTGCTTCACGTGATCCGCACCATTCTGGGTATCGGGAGGTAACGTGGGCGCGCCGCTCCTCATCTCGAAAACCGGCGACGCGGCCGCCGTCGCGCCGCGGATCGGCGCCGATCTCCTGTTCCTCAGGTCGATCGCGAAGAAGCGGAAGCTATTCGAGGGCATTTCGCCACTGCGGAGCACGCTCACGGAGGCGCTGCGGGAGCGGCCGCGGTACATCGTCTACGATCAGATTGGCTCAACAACGCACCCGATCGGTCCGCAGGCCGATGCGCTGCGGTACAAGTACCCGATCTACGGCTGCGGGGCGATCCAGGAAGCGCTCGAGCTCGACCGCGCGTTCGCGCTGCGCACGGCGGTCGAGTGCGGCATCAAGATCCCGCGCACGTTCCTGTTCGATCCCGGCCGCGGCAAAGCGTGGGACCAGGTGGATCCCGACGATGCCATGCGCGTGCACCGTATTCGAGGCGGTCTCAAGGAAGCGCAGCGATTTGTGGCGACCTCGAAGAAGCGCTGGTGTCTCAAGCCGCTCGGGAACGCGGCGCCCAGCCTCAGCTATGTCGCGCACGATCCAGACGACATGTTGCACCGCCTCCGGAACGCCGAGGAGAAGCGCGAGCTCAAACCCGGTGATCCGTTCCTGCTGCAGGAGTTCGTGTCCGGCATCGAGGTGTCGACGGAGATCTGGATCGTGGACGGCGTCCCGGCGATGCCCGTGAACGGCACCCTCGAGGAGAAGAAGTTCATGGCAGGCGGCGTCGGCCCGAACATCGGCTGCGCGTCGTCAGTCGTGTGGGCGTATGAGGGGCTGCCGCGGATCTACCGGAAGACACTCGGCCGGCCCGAGTTCCTCAGCTGGCTCAAGAAGCCCACGGGCCCGACCGGGAAGACGTACCCGCCGTTCCACGGCCCCTTGGACATCAACTGCGTGATCGCGCACGACGACCACCAACCGTACATGCTAGAATTCTCGCCCCGGTTCGGGTACTCGGCCCTGTTCGCGCTCCTCGAGCTCTGTGACGAGCCGCTGGACCGGCTGTTTGAAGCGGCCGCACGCGGCACGCTCGAGCGCATGGCGCTCCGGAGTGGCTACGCGTACAGCCTGCGCGTGAGCATCCCGCCCTACCCGCACCTTGACGCGCTCGACTACACGGAGCATCCCGGGACGGAGCGGCAGCGGCTCGACAATCGCACAGTCGAGCGCATGCTGGAGGAATGCCAGGACGTCGACATCCTCGGTCCGTGCGACGACCCGCACGTGTGGCTCCTGGATGCGCAGAAGGACGGCGATCACTATCAGACCGCCGGCGTCGACGGCGTCGTCCTCGAGCTCACCGGCTCCGGTGACACGGTCGAGCTCGCGCGTGACCAGGTCAACGCGCTGTTCAACGAATTCCGGATCGCCGACATGCAGGCGCGGATCACGGACGGTGCCGACCGCGCAATCCGGGATCTCAAGACGCTGGAGGAGTGGGGGTACGAGGTGGCTCGGCCGGCGCAGGCGGCTCGACCGGCGATCCGAGAGGCCGTGCATGCCCGATGACCGCTACTACGGCCCGGAACGCCGGGCCGGCATGATCGACGTGCACCGACGCCTCGACGCCCTGGAGCGCAAAATGGACGACGTCCACGACGAGATCGGCGAGCTCAAGGAGAACCGGGCTGCGATCCGCGAGTGGCAGAAGAAAGTGGAGTCGCAGTGGACGCTCCAGCACGAGCAGCACGTCGAGAATCGGAAGTTCATGCGCAACATTTTCATCACCACGATCGCGGCCGTAATGACAGGCGCCGTGGGAATCGCGCTCCATTTCCTGGTGAAGTAGCAGATGTTTAGCATCGGCATGTGGTCGTGGGAGGTCCCGTGGCAGCGGCCGGAGTGGTGGATCCCGATCGTGGATCGGCTCGTCCAGGCCGGCGTGACGCACTGGGCGGTCAAAGTGGCGGACGGCACGTCGAAGATGAACGGGCCGAACCTCGCTCCGGCCGCGGCCTACGCGCAGGCGCAAGGGCTCCACGTGTGGGCGTGGGGCTATGTGCGCGACAACCGCTTCTCGAATGCCGTCCAAGAAGGTACGCTTCTTGGCCAGCGCGCTTCTGCAATGGAGGCGAACGGTGTCATCCTCGACATCGAGCGGGAGTGGCAGCGCGACGACCGCGCGGCGATCGTGCAGCTGACCGGCAACGTGCGTCGGACGTTTCAGGGGCCCATGTACGGGTCGAGCTACAGCACCGTGAGCCTGCACCCGGAGTTCCCGTGGGATCAGTTCACGCCGGCGCTCGACGGCTGGATGGCACAGGTCTACCAGGTGCCGGCCGCCGAGTGGGCGCTCCGGAGCTACACCGAGTTCACGAAGCTCGGCAAGGACGTCATTCTCACCGGGATCGGCTCCACGCAGATGGGCTCTGCCAGTGATACGCAGGCGTTCCTGCAACAATGCCAGGCGCTCGATTGCTGCGCCAACCTGTGGGAGTACAGCGAAATGAACGACCTCATGTGGCAAGTCGTGCAGTCATTCACGCGGAAAGGAGGGGACGCATGAAGCCGAAATCGTGGTATCTCAGCAAGACCGTGTGGACCGCGGTCGTGATCCCGTTGATCGTCTGGCTCGCGCAGCAGGTCCAGCACGCCAGCGCCATTCCTGGGCTTACCGCGGCGCAGCTCGCCGCCGTGCAATCCGTAATCATGATCATCCTGCGGGTCGTGACCGCGGGCGGGTTAACGTTGACCTAACATCACCGCGGCGGAGCGTGTGGCAACGCTGTGGCACGAAATCGGCGCGCGCCGCGCTAGCGCGAAAACTCCACAGGAGGTGACAGCGTGGCAGATATCGTGACCACCATCGAAGTCGACGTCGAGCAGCTCGCCGGCGAGATCGGGGCATTCCTCAAGACGGCGGGCCAGGACATGGCGCAGGCCTGGTCGGCCTTGCTCGCAGCGTATAAGCAGGGCAACCTCGCGGCGGGGTTCGCGGGCGCGCTCACGACCGTGCTCAAGGACGCGCAGACAGGCGTGCAGCAGCTCGAGCGGGACGCCGCAGCACTCGTGCCCGACAACGTGAAGGCGTTTGTCGCCGGCACGGCGACGCTAGAGGCGGAGATCCCGGTGCCCGTGCTCGGGACCGTGACGGCGATCCTCTGGAAAGGCGACAAACAGTCGCTTATCGACGCGCTGGCCAAGGGCACCGCGCAGTTGTGATCGTCTGGCTCGTGCTCTGGACCGGCCTGGGCGCCGCGGCGGGATTCTGTTGCGGCCTGGTCATCGGGCTCGTGCTGCGGGCGGCGCATTAGCCGTGTGCTGGCCGGCGCCGTTCGATCTCTGGAGCGTGGGCCCGTACGGGCTGTTCCTGCACCACTTTCTCGGGCTCGTCATCAGCTGCCACATCGGGAGGTGACGGATGGACAAGATCGAGGCGCATACGACATGTCTGCGGATCCTGACGAAGATCGGCGTGCCCGCGAACGCGTTGTGGTTCAAGCCCCAGGAAATGGCGATCAGCGATGCGGTGAAGCTTTATCAGGAGGGTGGCACGGACGAGGCGTCTCGCGACGCTGCGATGGACGCCTTGTTTCAGCAGTTCCGAAACGCGGTCAAAGTCCTCGCGAGCTAGCTCCCAAGTGAGAAACCCCGCGGGCGCGGCCGCGGGGCTCTCGGGGGGAGACTACATGGAACGGCTCCGGTTCTTCGTCCTCCCCTGTGCAGTTCCTGCCGATCCTCTCCGCGTGCAGCCCTGCAACCGATCCGCCGGGCTCGCGCGCTCGTGCCCCAGGATGAGGTCCTGCTCGACGCAGCGCACGTAGCGCTTGACCATCTCGAGCGTGGAATGCCCCAGGATCGCCTGCAGGCGCAGCGCGTCCCCGCGAATGGCGCGCAGGTACTCGATCGCAAACGTGTGCCGGAACGTGTGCGGGGTCACGTGCACCGGAGGGTCGCAGGCCGCTCCATAGTCCCGCACGATCTGCAACATGCGCGTCGGCCCGTTCCGGTTTTTGCCGTCTGAGGCAAACGGTTTCGCGTCGTTCGTCAC